TGTTGCTGCTAATCGACCATAAGAAAAAACAGTATTACCGTAAAGTAATCTACTGCCTAGTGGAAATAATTGAGTAAGCCCTGAAGTGAAAGGGTCAACTGTTCCATATTGGCTTCCGCCTTTACCTACAATAAAATCAGCTGGTCCATATCCAGTTGCTGCAACATATTGAGTATGTCCACCAGCATCTGTAAAGATATTACCATCTGAATTAATTACTAAACCATCGGTGATAGCTCCCGTTGCTGCTGTTACATCAATAGTTTTAAAACCATTTTCGGACCTGACTGGTCCATTAAAAGTTGAATTTGCCATAATTTCCTCCTACGGAAATAAGTTCTATCATCTTGGCTTGTCTGCTAGGTCAGTTGATAAAACAATTAAAAATATCCTAGAAATTCATTGTATACCATACTTCATAAAAAAGAAAGGGAGCCGAAGCTCCCTGTCCAATATAGCTTGTTAGCTATGTTACGCGCCTGGAGATCCGTAGATTCCACGCCAGTCACTAAAGCCGAAAGAATATCTCTCTCTAGCTTTGTATCTAACATTACCAGTTTCGAAGTCGCCTTCCATACCAGTAGCCATCGCAGATCTTTCGAAGTGCTTCAGACCGTTAGGTGCATCTGTCTTAATGAAAAATGCGTCTGTGTCAGTTAAGTAATGGTTAACAACATAACCTTCTGGCAACATTCCCATGTTTTTCATGGCATTGATGTCATTGTCGGATGTGCTAACTCGTCCAGGACTGTTTAATATTCTATCAGCTACAAATTGAAGCTGAGGAGGAATTATCAGTTTCCTAGCCTGTACATTAACCTTGATGCCTCTTTCGTCTTTAAACTGAGAGATATCAATTAACGCATTTTCTAACGAAGTTTCGTTAAGATCAGCAGCAGTACTAGGCTCATTAGACAAATCACCAGCTGTTAAAGTTGGGTGATCTGTTGTCATGAGAGGTTTCGCGTCTCCTCCTGGGAAGGACGTTGAAAAACCATTATTAAGTACGTTTGCAGCTTTTACTTGCTTCGTAGTTGCCATAGATCTTGCTAGTGCTCGTGTATAACGTGAAGAAAGAGTATCGTAGAGATTATCTTCGATAGCTTCTTCTGTTAACGCGAAAGCAAGTGCTATAGTTTCGTGGGTGTAACGAGACGTGAACGTTTCTTGTGCTGTATCATAAGTCACAGCTGCACCTTCCCCTTTGGTAGGAGCTTGTGCGAAACCAGATAACATTACCTCTTCTTCAAACGCTCGGTCGGAAGATTCGGTGTCAAAGATTTCAGAATGTTCATTTTCGTAACGATTATACTCAAGACCAAAAAGTGCATTCAGTCCAGGCTCGAGTTCCTTTACTAGCTGGGCTCTATTAATTGCCATTTCTAATTACCTTTTTAGTTATTGCCGAATGCAGAAGTAGGGAATATTACATACATTCTAGCGTATTGACCAATAGAGTTATCGGGTCTGTCTACAAACCCTACTACTGTCGCAATACCACTAGAAGTTGTTGCAGTAACGCCTTCTTTTGATCGACCAGTTGATGTTGAACCCGCAGTTGTCGAAATCGTATTGGTTGTACCGATCGTCGCTTGCGTAGGAGTTGCAGTTCCCTGCGCCTCATAAACAATATCTGGATCGGCATAAACATACGCTTTCGCGTTTGCGGAACCTAGTGTAGCAGTGTCGGCAGTCCACATGTTCGAAAACACGACAGAACCGTCGGTTGCTTGGTATTCTACGCCTGCGAATACGCCAAGTGGGGCACCTGTTGCTGTACCTTGAATTACTAAACCGCTAGAAAGAAGAACGACATCACCTGTAAAGATTGATGCGTCCGTCGCACTTGCGATTGCGAACTCAGAGGGTCTAATTGTCCCACCAGACATATGATAAGCAGGAGTAAAACCGTTTGGGCTATTTGTATTTGCCATTAGATTTACCTATTATCATTAAATTAAACAATGATCCCTAAAAACATTTTTAGGAACCTCCACTTCCGAAAGTTACCTTGCTTTTCCTAATAGAGTTACTAATAGGCATAAGAGGATTACTTTCTCGCATAAGATTTGAATCGACAGCCTCCATTTGGTCTGAAGACATTTTTTGGTAATACGCACGTCGCTGTTCGACGGTCTCGATTGGCATCTTAGCTAGTATTAATCCACCAACTCCGATTACGCCTACAAACTTACCATCATCAACAGTCGGTGCTTCAAACTCAGGGTGGTCTTCTGCTCTCACAGGTTCCCAACCTTCACGAATACGTTTTGACATATTCGCTTTGTCATCTACTCCAACCATTGCTTCTCGTAACCATCTGTAAACATATCCTTCGGGAGGATTAGGTGCGTCCAATAAGGACGGTGGTTGCCATGGTTTGGGACGAGCTTTAACATCTCGGTTATTTGCAGACCTTGGAGTTCGATCCGATTGTGCCACATCTTTTTTAGAATCAACTGACATTTTATTCTCCTACACTTTTACGTGTTTTGCATATTCTTCAAGTGGAACACCTAGTTTTTTTGCTATTGCAACTTGACTAGCCGTTAACTTGACTGTGCGTCCTTTAGATGTTGATCTTCTTGCACCTCTGCTAGAACCTGCAACATTTTCCTGGACGTTTTGAGTCATTTTTCCTAATTTCGTAGGAAATGCCTCAACCATTCTTTTATCAATCTCTTGGTAGTAATCACCAGAAGATGGATCAAAGCCCTCTTGTTCTACAAGTTGCTTATGAAACGCAAAAGCACTTGTAGTCATCGCTAGATCGTTGCCAAACCAGTCGTTATTTGAAGCCCACTTCTGAGCTTGTGGATCTGGAGTAGCTGGCGGTGAAGGAGCACGTTGTTGAATTGGTTTTATTCCCTTTTCAACTTCGTTTTCTTTCATCTGTGAAACACGTGTAGGTTTCACTCGATCTAAACTTTCTAATTCTACAGCAAGTTTCGCAACGTCTTTTTGAGACTCCAGCATAGCATCTGTATCGCCGACATCATGTGCTTTTTTATATCGGTCTTCTGCAGATCCTAACTGACTTTTGACTCTTGCACTATATTCATCATATAGGTTTTCATCTTTGATTGAAAGGGTTGCGTTTGTTTGTGTTAATTCGTGCTGAACATTTTGTGCATATTCTATTGCTGCTTTTTCCCTTCGTTCTGCTTCTCGAACTTTGAATGTTAGTTTATTTATTCGTTTTTTAACGGATTCACTGTACTCAGCGATTTCTTCTTCTTCTGATTTTTCAACTGGTTTTGTTTCTTCTTTAGATTCTGGTTCTTCTATTTCTATTCCTGGTGTTTCTGTTCCTTCTATTTCTATTTCTATTTCTTCTGACTCTACTTCTTGTTGCATAGCTTCTGCCATGTCACTCTCCTAGGTTGCGTGATTACAGTACGTCTTCTGGTTTTTCAATTACAGCGAGTACTTCATCATCGTTTAATAAGCGCAAGTCGCCACCTTCTATTTTAATTCGTGCACCTGCGTATCTGCCAAAAATAATCCAATCTCTTTCTTGGCACCAAGCACCATTTGGAAATTTTTGGGGATCTTTGTATGCGTCTGGTCCGATCCCAACAACATACCCTACATTAGTCCCTAACCGTTCTTTTTCTAAATAAGAATCAGCGAGAGCTATCCCGCCCTTACTTATAGCTTTTTGACTGAAAGGTAGGATTAAAATCCTGTAACCTGTCGGAGAAGGCAATTTTTCTATAAGACTTTCATCTTCTTCTATCGATTCTGGGGTGAAAACTACTTCTTTTTCTTCGATAACAGGAGGTAGATCTTTGAACCTATTCACGTGTTTTGGGATAGGTTTACCTGTTTTTAACTGAGCGTCCTGTGTCATCTTGTTCTTCCTCTTTGTTTAGCAGGTCTAATATTATTCTCTCGGCTGAACTTAGACCTGATAATTCGCCAAGAATCCTTTGATACCCTTCCCAATCCGCAACACCCCCTGTAGCTAGTATTTCTGTTAAATCAGCTACTCTCTGTCGGATTTCTTTTAAACTTTTTTCTATTAAATATATTGGATCCATCTCAACACTTCCATTGTCTGCGAGACCAATAATTCGCTTTGGTTTTATCACTACCCATACTTGCGCTTCTAGCACAGTATGATGATTTTCTGCTTTTATCTCCTGGATGAGCTCCAAGATTAGGGTCACCAAATGTAACTCTTTTAACCTTACCGTTGTTCATAACAAAAACTTCACGTGTTTTTTTGCCATGTCCAGGACTACCCTTAGATATTCTACGAGGTTTATTGAGAGCGACTTCTTTGCCTTTAAATTCAGCCATTATTTTCCTATTTTTTTCATAGCTGATTTATGTGATTTACTGAAAGAGTCTCCGTCTTTCATGTCTTGTTTCATAGCCTTCATGTGCTTAGCACTGTGATGTTTTGAATGTTCGGCTAATTTTTTAGATATCGCACCACCGTCTTTATAATAAATTCTCATGAGTATTTTGTTTTTTTCCTTCTATTTGACATCACTGCTCCACACCCCCTGTGCATACCTGACGTAACTGCACCCCCTATTTTAAAACTTTCTATGACACCGCCACGGTTTTTACCTTGTGCTGATTTCATCTGCGCTGCCGTTGGAGCACCTTTATCACCTTTATCCCGCATACTTTCCCCGCTTCCTGCTTTTATGCGTTTTCTTTTAGCGTGGATATTTGCCCACAATCCTGGTTTTTTAGCCACAGTTATTCACCCCATGTCCCATCTTCTATAATTCTGCCTGTTTTTGTTCCACCCCAGTATTCAACCGCGTGTTTTTCTTCGATAAGCATTTTGCAAATATCTTCGCCATCTTCTGTATAAGGGATACCCAATATTCGACCATACTTACCTTTACCTAACGATTTAATTTTAAAACTACCGCAACATAATTCTTTAAGTCTTTCTTTTGCCTGCAGTCCTAATACCTTTTCAGCTTTGTTTCTGGTTCTTGATTCTGGAGTGTCAATACCCGCTAATCTAACTCGTTGTTTGTGCAATTTTACATCAAACCCTAAATCTAAAATACAATCAAATGTATCGCCATCAATTATACGATCTAGTGTAGCGTTATAAACAAAAGCCTCTGGTGCATCACTCACTATCTTTTACCACTAAAACTTGTGTTGTACTTTAAGCCTTTAGTAGCTGCCCCACCGCCTTGAACGGTGCTTTGACCTTTACCAAAAACTTTTTTATACAACGCTTCTTTAGAAGTAACAGGATTAGCTAAATTGATTCTATCTGGTCCAGGAACATTTACTGCTTTATACTTAGTCGTGTCTTTCATTAAGGTCTCCTTAATTTTTCTTTTTTATATGTAACATCACCACCATGACCGTAGTTGTACTCACCACCGCCACGCATTTTTTTAACTTTACCGCCCATCATCTTTTTTTCTACCTTACCACCATAATTATATGTTTTCTTATGCATATCAATCACCCTTAGTTGCTGTATCTGATGCTCTTACATCTTTCAATATCTGACCATATGTTTTGTTTGCGTCATTTTGTGCTTTTAATAAAGTTTGTTCCCTACTTTGAGCTATTTTCATTTCTGCTATTGCTTCTTGTGATTCTAGTTTAGCTAATTCTACATCACTTCGTAAAGCATCGCTTTGTGCTTTTTGAGCTATTTCTTCTTTTTTGACCTCTACAATAGGGTCTATCTGAGCATTTTCTTGAGCTTTCGCTAGAGCTTGCGCTTGACCCGTAACTTCTTGAGTAGCTGTCGCTGCTGCGAGTGCTATCTGGTTCATCATTTCTGGAGGCATTTGACCACTTTCTATTTCTGGCAGCGGTTGCCCCATGGCTTGTTCTATTTGAATCTTATACAACATTGACTGATGTTCTTGTATATTTGCTTGTACCAATTGTATAGCGTTTTGATTTTCTTGCATCATAGGGTTCTGTACAAACGCTGAATGTGCTGCGATATATGCTTCATGGTTTTGAAACACAAATGCTTTAATA